GTGCTGTATTTCGTCACGCTGGCGATAGCGCTCACGCTTCCGGCGTGCCGGTTTGATTTTCGCTAAAATGCTGGCCGCGGCCTCAATATTCATGCTGTAACCCTCCCTGTGACCTTGTAGAAGGTCGCGTCAACGTGACCAGTCGCGCCGCGTCGGTTTTTATCGAGCCACAACTCCAACAAAGATGGCGATTCCATGCGCTCACCTGTCTCACACGGCGGATTGTGCAGCAGCGTCACCGTATCCGCGTCCTGCTCGATAGCGCCGCTCTCGCGTAAATTTGCCATCGTAGCCCGAAAGCTACCAGAACGGTCAGAGGCCGCTGCGCGGTTGAGCTGGCACAAACACAGCACAGGGATGTTCAGCCTCAGTGCAAGCAGCTTCAAGGCCCTGCTGTTCCTTGTGGTCGCCTCGTAAAGCGAAAGCCGAGCTTCCGGCGGTTCAAGCAGCCCGAGGTGGTCGAGGATCAGCAGGCCCGGCTTCTCGCGATAGGCCAGCGCCTCCACCTGCCGAACGTTCATACCCGTGCGCTTGTTGAATACAAGCGGCAACGCGGAGAGCGCTGTCGTCCCCTCGGCAAAGCGCGTGTACTCGTTGTCCGTAAGCCTGCCGCCGAACATGAGCCGCGCCGATGACAGGCCGCCGATGTTGCCGACAAGGCGAGCGGAACAGTCCTCTGCGCTCATTTCAAGTGACAAGTATAATACCTTGACTCCGTTTCTTGCTGCATTGAGCGCGATTTGCAAGGCGAGCGCTGATTTTCCGACCGCCGGTCTTGCACCGATGACGTGTAACCCGCCGTTAATGAAGCCACCGCCGAGCAGTTTATCGAATCTCAGAAGGCCCGAGGCCACACAAGGCACTCTGCCTCCGACCTGCTCAGAAACGCGGTATCCGAGCTGCATCAGCACCGCCGTAAGCGTTTGCGAATCGCCGCGTGTGTTTTCCTCGGCAAGCCGCTGCAAAGCCTCCTGTGCGCGTCCAAGCGCGTCTGTAGGGTCATGCTCGGCGGTCATCAGTTCTTCGCCGATCTTTCGCAAGGAACGTGCAAGCGCAGCTTCCTTGACCGCTGCTAAGTAAACATCGAGGTTCGCCGTGGTTGGCGTTGTGTCCATCAATCCAGCAATCAGCTTGTCCGTCACATCGGTGCAATTGCGTCCCGCTTCCACTCTGACGGTCAGCGCATCAAAGCTGCCGCTTTCCTCGTACTGATGACGCATCGCCCGGAAAATCTCTTGCAGCGGCACGGAAGAAAACATATCGTCGGGAAGCTCTGCCGCCTCCGGAAACAACGACGGGTCAATCAGCAGCGAACCGAGTACGCCGTACTCGTTCAGAATAGAATTCACGCTCTCACCTCCATGTGTCCGTAGCCTCGTCGTACTGCCTGGGCTTGGGAACTGCGGAAGATTGTTCTCCGCCGTAGCCTTGACGCTCCCAAGTCCTGACGCAAGCCTTCCAATCCTTGATAGGCTTTCCTTTCCCTTGCACCCAGCCGTTTGCAGCGTAGTAATCAAGGAAGTATGCTGCGTCTACGCTGTTTTCCCGTTCGATACAGTAAGCCTGTACTTCCCCAAGAGTAGGAGGAATAAAGCGAGCGCGTGGCGGCGTAGCCGCCTTATTATCTATCTCTTCTCTTTCCTTATCTATCCTTACCTGTGTATCCGATTTGGATACATCTTGTATACATTGCGTATCCACATGACTATACCGTCCATTTTCAGCGATAGATAGGCGCTGCTTTTCTTCGGTGTAAATGGATGGTGTGTAGCGATCACGCT